ACCGCGTGTAAGCGCTGGTGATCCTACTCGTGGTCCAAAGACTGATGGTATTACTATTCGTGGTTGCGGTGCAGCTACTAAGGGTACCAAAGCTAGAGGTCCGATGGCGTAATGAACTACGCGCAGTTAGTTGCAGAAATACAAAGTTATGTTGAGAATACGTTCCAGACAACGGATATAAACACGTTTATAACTCAAGCTGAACAACGTATATACAACTCAGTACAACTTCCTGCGCTTCGAAAGAACGTAACAGGTACTATGACTACGGGCAATAAATATTTAGCTATGCCAAGTAATTGGCTTGCTACGTTTAGCTTAGCTGTAATTAATGCAAACAACGAGTACTTATATTTACTTAACAAAGATGTAAATTTTATTAGGCAATCATTTCCAGATACAGACGCTATCTATTATGGTCAACCTGAATATTATGCAGTGTTTGATCAAAATACATTTATACTAGGTCCAACACCCGACGCTAATTATAGTTCGGAACTGCATTATTTTTATTATCCAGAGTCTATTACGACTGCTGGCACATCTTGGTTAGGTGATAACTTTAGTTCTGCTTTATTATATGGCTCATTATTAGAAGCGTATACTTATATGAAAGGCGAACAAGACGTTATTAATCAATATCAAAAACGATATGATGAAGCTATGATCCTATTAAAACAACTTGCTGATGGTAAAGATAGACAAGATGCTTATCGCTCAGGACAAGTTAGGTATCCAGTTAAATGATTTTAGGACAAGCACAGACCACAACGTTTAAACTAAATCTATTACAAGGTTTAGTAAATTTTAATGCTGGGTCACCATATACATATAAAATAGCATTGTATAATGCGGTAGCTACTATAAATAGCGAAACAACTGCATATACAACGCAAGACGAAATTACAGGTACTGGCTATGTAGCTGGGGGTAAAGTTTTAGCTCCTACTATAGGTAGTGATCCTAGTAATAACACGGCTTATGTTACGTTTGCTAATGTAACTTGGAGCCCTGCAAACTTTGCTGCATCAGGAGCTTTGATATATAATAGCACTACGAATGCATCAGTCGCAGTACTAAATTTTGGTGGAGAAAAAATAGCCACTACAACATTTACAATAGAATTCCCCACAGCAACTTCAACCACTGCTGTAATAAGAATTAACTAAAGGAGTAATTATGAGCAACATAGACAAATTTGGAATGGGCGACTCAGTTGATGCGTCTGTGACAAGAAATGCTGGATCAGGCGAAGAGTTTGGTCTAAACGGCGTTTATACATTTACATGCTTTGACCAAGACGGCAATGTTAAATGGGAAGACGCATTTGAAAATTTAACAACAAACGTAGGTCGTCAAAACTTACTAGATTCTTATTTTGCTAACACAGGCGGCGGCGCAGTTGTTATGGGTCTTATGACTAATAATGCTGTACCATCATCTACACCAGCTTACTCAGACACACAAGCATCTCATGCAGGATGGTTTGAAGCAGGAGCTGCAAATGCACCTACATATTCTGGTACAAGAAAAACACCAACGTTTAGTACTGCTACAAATGCTAACCCATCAGTGCTTTCTACAAGTGCTGCGGTAGTATTCTCAATGACTGGTTCTGGCACTGTAACAGGCGCATTTATTAATATTGGTGGTTCATCAACAATTGATAACACAACAGGTACATTGTTCTCTGCAGGTAACTTTACAGCAGGTTCTAAAACTGTAACATCAGGCGACACAATTAACGTAACATACACTTTATCAGCTTCGGGCTAAGGAGTCCTAAATGGCTCTAGTAGTCTATGATCGTGTACAAGAAACGACGACTACATCAGGTACAGGTTCTGTAACCTTACTTGGTGCAGTCAGCGGATTCCAATCGTTTGCTGTTGTTGGGAATAGTAATACTACCTATTACACTATTACAGATGGTGCTGCATGGGAAGTAGGTATTGGCACGTATTCTACATCGGGTCCTACGTTAGCACGTACTACAGTATTATCTAATTCAAATGGTAATACATCACCGATTACTTTATCAGGTGGCTTAGCTCAAGTCTTTGTTACTTATACCGCTGAAAAATCAGTCAATCTAGATGCATCGGACAATGTTACTCCTTTAGGTACCATTGCGTCTGGCACTTGGCAAGGAACTACGGTTGGAGTTTCTTACGGCGGTACAGGTGTAACAGCGTCTTCTGGTGCGAATAGCGTAGTTTTACGAGACGCTAATCAAAACACTTCACTTAATAATATCTTTAGAAATATAACGTCTACAGTATCTGCAGCTGGCACAACAGTACTTACAGCGGCTTCATCATTTACACAAGTTTTAACTGGTACTTTAGCTCAAACTTACCAGTTACCTGATGCTACTACATTAACTAATGGAGCAAGCTTCCAGTTTAATAATAATTCTACAGGTGCGTTATCTATTGTAAATAATGGTTCTGGTCCAGTTGCTACAGTAGCTGCTGGTGGTGCTACTCAATTATTCTTAACTTCAACTAGTACTGCTAATGGTACTTGGGATACACATGGGTTTTTACCTGAGAATATACTATGGGGTACAAATTCTTTATACTTAGCTAGTGATGTGATTACAGGTGGTACTTGGAATGGCGGTACAATTGGTACAGCTTATGGCGGTACAGGTCTAACTAGCTTTACTTCTGGTGGTGCTTTATATGCAACATCAACATCGTCATTAACTAGTGGTACATTACCTGCTACCTCAGGCGGTACAGGATTAGCGACATACACAACAGGCGATGTCATATATGCAAGCGCTACAAATACTCTAGCTAAAATAGGTATTGGTTCAACAGGACAAGTTCTTACAGTAGCAGGTGGTATTCCAACATGGGCTGCAGCAGCATCTGGTGTTACCATTACTAACGATACATCTACGGCTACAGCGTTATACCCAACATTTACAAGTGCTACTTCAGGATCAGTATCTGGACTTAATGTTACAAGTACCAAACTTACGTTTGTGCCAACTACTGGTTCTTTAACAGCGCCACAAACTGTGGCATCAAATGGTTTAGTTGTAAATAGTAATACAGTAAGTGCAAGTTATAGTATTCCAAGTGGATCAAGTGCTACAAGTACAGGACCTATGACCGTAAATAGTGGAGTCGTTGTAACTGTTCCTAGTGGATCTAGGTGGGTAGTGTTATAACATGTTTGGGCTATCGACCTTTGCCCAAGCCCCGTTTGCTTCATTAGGTGGTACAAAATATGATGTAGCAACAGATGAGAGCTTTAGTTTAAGTGATGTCTATGCTATATCAAAAGTAGACTACGTTGGGCTGGTTGATGATTCTATAGCGTTAACTGATGATGTACCAAATCAGTTTAATTACTTTTTAACTAATGCAGAAGCATTTGACCTAGCAGACGACTATACAGGTAATTTAGATTCAAGCGCTGCTAACGATGAAAGTTTAACGCTTACCACGGCAGAATTAGGTGCATGGAATACAAGTGCATCATTAGCTGAAACATTTAGTATAAGTGAAGCAGTATCGTCGCAAACTACGTTTTTAGCAGACGACGATGAAAATACTACGCTAACTACAACTGAAGCGGCTCAGGCTAACTTTGTAGGCTTAACAGAGGAAACTACAACGCTAACTACAACAGAAGCAGCTCAAGCTGACTTTGTAGGAACTGAAGCAGAGGCAATAACTTTAACAGATACAGAAGCAGCGCAGACTGACTTTATAGGCGCAGTTGATGAAAGCACTACATTAACTGATGAAGAAATCGGTAATGCTGATATTAGTACCGCAGTAGGTGAAACATTTACTTTCTCAGATGATTTTGTTGCTGGATTTACTTTCTTTGTAACCGTAGATGAAACAGCAACATTAACAGATGCTTATAGTGGTATAAGAGCAGTTTTTGCGTCAGTGACTGATACAACCGGATTTACAGATTCTTACACAGTAGTTGCTAACTTTAACCCAACAGTAGCTGAAACTTTAGCGCTTATGGATATGATGTGTGCTACTGGATGGTTTGCAATAGATGATTCTCAGACACCTAGCTGGACTGATATTAACGATGCTCAAACACCGACTTGGGGCACAATACCTACTACTGTACCATGTAGTTAGGTTATAATACGAATATATAAAAAGGACGATTTATGGCAAGTACCTATAGTGATTTAAAGATAGAACTTATCGGGACTGGTGAGCAATCAGGTACCTGGGGCACCACTACGAATAACAATTTTAGCATAGCCTTATCTGAGGCTATTACTGGTACTGCTGATGTTGCCTTCTCAAGTGCGGATGTTACTTTAACACTCACTAATACTAATTCTGCTCAAACTGCTCGTAATTTAAGACTTAACCTCACAGGTACTTCAGGCGGTGCACGTAACTTAATTCTAGGTTCAGGCTGTCAGATTGAGAAATTCTATCTTATTAACAATGGCTTAGCAGACGCTGTTACAGTTAAAAATACATCAGGTTCAGGTACTATAGTTCCTGCTGGTACGGCTATGTTAGTCTTTAATAACGGCACTAATGTTGTTAATCCTCTCACTTATTTTACAGGTACTGTAGTATCTAGTTCAGCTACGATTACAGGCGGATCAATCAATAGTACAGCCATCGGCGGAAGTACAGCGGCAGCAGGTGCGTTTACTACATTAGCAGCTTCTGGTAATACAACCTTAACAGGTAACTTAACTGTTGATGGAAACACTACACTTGGTAATGCGTCTGGTGATACAATAACACTTAATGCTGCAACAGCTACTATACCTAACAATTTAACCTTTAGTGGTACAGGTACTATTAGATTACCTAATGGTACAACAGCAGAAAGACCTAGCCCAACTGCGGGTATGATCCGTTATAATACTACAGAAGCTTCGTTTGAAGGCTACGCTGCAGGTGAATGGGGTTCAATTGGTGGTGGCGCTACAGGTGCAGGTGGAGATCAAGTATTCTACGAAAACGAATTAACAGTAACAACAAGCTATACATTAACAACAAATAGAAACGCAATGTCTACAGGACCCATAACAATCGATTCAGGTGTTACCGTGACAGTTCCAACAGGTCAGCGTTGGGTCATATTATAGGAGAAGTAAATGGCACAAATTATTCTAGATTCTAACAATAACTTAATACAAGGTGACTTTGATAACGCCACGTTAAACAATCGTACTAAGTTACAAACCACAACAACTAATGCCACGACTAACGTCTATGTAGTTCCTAATGGCTCATCTACATCTGCAGGGGTTTCAGTAGCTAATAACTCAAGTCTTACAAATGCATCTAAGATTGTCATGGCTACAAACGGTACAACCGATACACAAATTATTTCTGGTGTAAATGGTTCAGGTACTTATTTACCTTTGAGTTTTTATACGAATAATGCTTTAGCGATGCAAGTGGCGACTTCTGGTTATGTAGGGATTGGTACTAGTAGTCCAGGAGCTCCTTTAGATGTGCAAGCTACAAGCGGTGTAAGTATGTTTAGACTTACTGCTACAACTGGCACTAACGCTGTTTATAGTAGATATAGCAATACAGGCGGATTTTTATATTTAGGTCGTGATAACAGCGCTGGCACTGATTTTGGTGCGGCATACTCCGCAGGTATATGGTCAACTGGCGCCTATCCAATGTTGTTTGGTACCAATGGTTCAGAACGTATGCGTATAGAGTCTACTGGTGTTGTATTGATTGGGTCTGCAACTGTATTTTCTGGTGCAAATTCAAAACTATCTGCACTTTGGGACCCTTCTTCACAAAATGGATTTACTCTTAAAGCATCAGGAACAACTTTTAGTAATTTTGCAATTGTATTTAGAACCAGTACCGATACCACAAGTGGTTATATTTCTCAAGCGGCATCATCTGTTACATATTCAACATCATCAGACTATCGTTTAAAAGAAAACATAGCACCTATGACAGGTGCATTAGATAAAGTTGCACAACTTAAACCAGTAACATATACATGGAAAATAGATAATAGTGCTGGACAAGGTTTTATTGCTCACGAATTAAAAGAAGTAGTTCCAGAAGCAGTATGTGGTGAAAAAGATGCGGTAGACGAAGATGGTAATATTAAACCACAAGGTGTAGACACATCATTCCTAGTAGCTACTCTAACAGCAGCAATCCAAGAACAACAAGTTATCATCAACGAATTAAAAACCAGAATAGAAGCTTTGGAGAGTAAATAATGTCCTCACTCATTTTAGCCGGAGATACCTCAGGAGCCATAACGTTAACAGTGCCAGCTACCGCTGGTACAAATACTATAACGCTTCCAGCGTCTACCGGTACTGCGATCACTACAGCGTCTACATCAGGTATACCTAATACAGTCAACTGGACAACAGTGCAGACATCAAGCGTTAGCCCAGCGGTTGCAGGTACAGGCTACCCAATGAACACAACAAGCGGTGCTTTAACTGTAACACTCCCAGCTTCGCCTACAGCAGGACAACTTATTTCTATTGTGGACTACGCAGGCACAGCGGCTACTAATAATATTACAGTAAACCCTAATGGAAATAAATTACAAGGTAATACAGGTAATGGAACAATAAGTACAAATAGAGCTGCGGTAAATTTAGTTTATGTAGATAGTACTCAAGGGTGGTTATACTATGCTGATGTTTATACTTCAGGTAATCCTTCTCCTGTTTTATATACAGCTTCTTATTTATTGGTGGCTGGCGGTGGTGGAGCAACAGGCGGAGGCGGAGGCGCTGGTGGCGTTCTTACTGGGAGCGTAACTTTAAATGTTGGAACAGTTTATACAGCGACTGTTGGTGCTGGAGGTGCTGGAACTACTGGAGGTACCGTAGGAAATAATGGGTCTAATTCTACATTTACAGGGCTAACTGCTGCTGTAGGCGGAGGCGGAGGTGGATTAATAGGAGGAACTCCTGGTGTTGGTCAAAATGGAGGTTCTGGCGGCGGTGCTGGAAGTAATACAACAGTAACAAGTAGTGTCGCTGGAGGTTCTGGAACTTCTGGTCAAGGAAATGCTGGTGGCGCAACTCCAGGAACTAGTAGTAGTCCTACTGGAGGAGGGGGTGGTGCAGGTGCAGTAGGTCAAGCTGGTATTCCAGGCTCAAAAGGCGGTGATGGTGGAATTGGTGTTCAATCTTCAATAACTGGAACTGCAACATACTATGCAGGCGGTGGCGGTGGCGGAGGTAATGGAGCTATTACTGCGGGTGCTGGCGGATCAGGTGGTGGGGGTAATGGAGTTTCAGGGTTAACAGGTAATGGAAATCCTGGCACTGCTAACACTGGAGGAGGCGGTGGATGTACTTCTAATCAATCTCAAGCTAATACAGGAGGTTCTGGCGGTTCAGGCGTAGTTATTATCTCAGTCCCAACAGCTAATTACTCTGGCACTACAACAGGCTCGCCTACAATTACAACATCAGGTGCTAATACAATTATTAAATTTACAAGTTCAGGAACCTACACAGGATAATGGCTAGTTTCATTGTTTATGGTGACTCATCAGGTCAAGTTACAGTTGCAGCACCTGCTGCTGCGGGTACCAATACAATCACGTTTCCTGCTGAAACAGGTACACTAGTTACAAGCGCATCGACATCGATGCCAAATACCATTGTGTGGAACTCAACCGTACAAACTTCAAGTTTTACAGCGGCAATAGATAGTGGTAATTTTTGTAATACAACAGGCGGGGCTTTTACAGTCACACTACCAGCAACCCCAACACGTGGTGACTTTGTAGTCATTGTTGACTATGCAGGAACAAGTGCAACTAATAATATAACTGTAAGTGGCGGTAGTGAAAAAATTAATGGAGCTGGGGCTAAACTTCTTCAAACTAATAGACAAGGTATTACCTTTACTTACATCGATTCAACACAAGGTTGGCTATCTACAAGCAACGTCTATGGAGGCGCAACGCCATTTATTAATGCACCTTATACTGCTTCTTATTTAGTAGTGGCTGGTGGAGCGGGCGGCGGTGGAGTATTAGGCGGAGGCGGAGGCGCTGGAGGATATTTAACTGGAACTGCAACATTAAATTCTGGAACTGTTTATACAGCAACTGTTGGTGGTGGGGGTTCTGGGGGAATTAATACGGCTACTTCAGCTACAAATGGTTCTAATTCATCATTAAGCGGTTCAGGATTAACTACTGTAACTTCTACAGGTGGTGGTAAAGGCGGTAATGGGAATACAAATAATGGTACAGGTCCAGCAAGTTCTGGAGGATCTGGCGGAGGCGGTGGCGGAGGCAATAGTAATTCCTTTGTAGGAGGATCTGGAACTCCTGGACAGGGTAGTGCTGGTGGTAATAACTCAACAGGCGCAAACTATGGAGCAGGAGCAGGTGGTGGTGCAAGTGCAGTAGGTGGAGCTGGTACAGGGTCTGTTTCTGGTAATGGTGGAGCAGGCACCGCTTCTTCTATTACTGGTACTTCTGTTACCTATGCTGGTGGCGGCGGAGGTGGAGGATTTTCAAATATTACAGCGGGCACTGGAGGTTCAGGTGGAGGTGGAGCAGGTCAAACATCTGCTATCGGAACTGCAGGAACTGCTAATACAGGCGGAGGTGGTGGTGGTGGAGGTCAAATAGGTACTAATTATAATGGTGGAGCAGGCGGTTCAGGCGTTGTTATATTAAGCGTACCCACTGCAAACTATACTGGTACTACAACAGGAAGCCCTACAGTAACTACATCAGGCTCTAATACAATTTTAACATACACAGCTTCAGGAACTTATACAGCTTAAGGTATAATACGGATAACAAGGAGATTTAAATGTCACATTTTGCAAAGGTTTTAGATGGTAAGGTTACACAAGTGATTGTGGCTGAGCCTGAGTTTTTTCAAACATTCGTAGATTCATCACCAGGTGAATGGATTCAAACATCGTACAATACGCATGGTAATCAACATCCAGAAGGTAGACCCTTACGTGGTAACTATGCTGGTATTGGTTATACCTATGACCGTATAAACGATGTTTTCTATGCCGCACAACCTTACGCATCATGGATACTAGATCAAACCACATGGACATGGAAAGCTCCTGTAGCGATGCCAACTGATGGCAAACAATATAAATGGGATGAAGCAACAACTAACTGGGTAGAAGTACCCGTAGAAGGAGCAGCATAATGACTACAACAGTATCAGGCTCATATCCAGCCGTAAATAGTGATAGCGATGTAACCATAAATGGTCTTACTGTTGGTAAGGGTGGTGGTTCTATTGCTACTAATACTTCTTTGGGTGCAAGTGCTCTTAATGCAAACACAACAGGAACTAATAATACAGCTATTGGTATGCAATCACTTAATTTAAACACCACAACATCTAACAACACAGCAGTTGGGTATCAAGCTGGTTATAGCAATACTACTGGCATTACAAATACATTCTTAGGAGCGCAAGCAGGTTTAAGTGTAACCACTGGCTCATATAATATTGCTATTGGTGCTAGTTCTGGAGGAGTATTAACCACTTCAACTGGTACAGGAAATTTATCTGTTGGGTCAAGCGCTGGAGCCTCATTAACAACTGGTTCATATAATACATTTGTTGGTGCGGCAGGACAAATAAGTCAAGGACCGGGTGGACTCATTACTACTGGTTCTAAGAACACTATTCTTGGTGGCTACAACGGCAACCAAGGTAGCTTAGACATTCGTACAGCAAGTAACTACATTGTGCTGAGTGATGGGGATGGTAATCCTAGACAATATACGAATGGTGGAAATGCCGTTACAAATGGTAATAGGACTTCAATAGCTCTTACAGGTGGCGTTGCGGCTAATTTAATACCATACTCTTATTTATTTCCAAATGACTCAACACTTACTTCTGCAATAATACAAATTGCTTTAAATGCTGGTAATGGTATAGATGGCGCTTGTTCAGGTTACTACACATTACATTTAATGAAAGCGTTTTCAACATACACTGTTACAGTTATCAATTCAGGCTTACCTCAAAATAATTCTGGATATGGTTTTACTTTTGCGCTTAATGCTTCATTTTTAACTGTAACCCCAGCTAAAACTTGCACACTACACTATGTTTCATCTACGCTAACAGGCGTTTTCTTAGCATAAGGAAATTAATATTATGAACGAAAAATCAATTTTTACTGAAGAACAAATTGCTCAATTTACTATTGAAGCTGAAAAAAATGCCTACAAAGCTAAACGCCAACAAGAATATCCACCAGTAACGGATTACCTTGATGCAATAGTAAAAGGCGACCAAGCTGGAATTGATGCTTACATTACCGCTTGCAACGCAGTTAAAGCAAAATACCCAAAACCATAAGGAATGATAATGTTAGAACTTACCCCTGAACAAGAAGTACAGCGCAGCTACAACGCTGCAATGGATAGCGTAAACCTGTTAAACGCTGGCAAACCTGAAGATATTACTGATGCTGATTGGGCTGACACAGTTAAACGCAATAAAGAACATCTTGAGATTGAAATTGCTAAAGGTGCAGATTATTATGGGACTAATGATTTAACACCATTTACTGCGGCAATTACAATAGGCAACGAACCTTTACCTGCGGACGAGTAATGAAGATCCTAGTTGGGGTTTTAATTACACTTTGTTTACTTGTTTGCATACACCAAGCTCACGCGGAAACAACGACGATAAACCAAAAAGGCATGCCAGTTCCCTCGGCTATGGCACCTAGTATGTCTGCGTTTTCACAAGATGTTTGTGCGGTACCCATTAGTGCAGCGGGTAATCTAGGTTTTATCTCTTTATCAGGCGGTACCGTTCTCCTTGATGAGAACTGCGTTAAAATCAAACTCGCTAAAACCCTCAACGATTTAGGACTTAAAGTGGCTGCCGTATCGGTACTATGCCAAGATCCAAAAGTATGGGACGCTATGGAGATGAGTGGTTCACCATGTCCTATGGGTGGGTCTGTAGGTCAAGCTGCTAAGAAAGCATGGTTCCAACGTAATCCCGAAAGGTTCAAAAAACTATATGGCGAGGATTATAATATTCCTGCTTTGCCTCCTACTAAGGAATAATGCATATGCTTGGTACTGTAATTTCCAGCCTGATGACCAAGGTAACATCGTTCCTGGATCTATGTCTTGTAGTGGTATCTCAAATGATGACGCTTTGCAGAACCATTATTGCGGTTGGTATAGACCGTATGACCCTTATTGTTCAATATATCAAGTCCCAGTGTGTAGCCCTCAAGTTGAGTATAGAACCTTGTCTTGCCCAATTAACCAATCAGGTGCCATTAATGAAACTAGGTCTTATGAATGTACTTCACAAAGTTGGACAGGTTGGACAACAAGTTCTAATAATTGCACGCCAAATCCGCCGACGTGTATTGAATCTACTGAAACAAGGACACTAACATGTCAAGCTGGCTTCGAAGGATTATCTCAAGAACAAAGAATTTCGATTTGCTCGGATCCGTATGGTTCTCCAACTTGGACTGCATGGTCGGAAATATACAATACTTGCAGGATGACGGCGACAAACTTAAACAACCCAACATCGCCAATCAGTCCGATAAGTCCAATGAATCCAAACAGCGTGTTGAACCAAGTCACAACTGCACCTATCATCCCACCAGAACCTGTAATTGTACAGGACATGACTGCATTGACAACGACAACACCGGAAACACCAGCTACTTCGGTAGCCACAGTAAAAAGCGAATCAAGTGGGGGGACATCTGCACCAAGCCCCGCAAGTACTACGACGACGTCGGGTACAGATAAAAAAGATAATCCTAAGGGCGTTG